CCAACACTTTCTGCATCTTAGTATGATCTAGCCAAAAACATCTTGAGAAACTCCCATAATCATATCATCACCATAGGTCATAAGGTTAACATTCTGTTTGAAATCACTACACGTGCGTAACGGATGTAACGTTGCGTAACAATATCTCACATAAATGCTATTTGCCAAACCATTAATGATGACTGTGAGGGGGTGTCCAGATGGATTTGTCCCATAACAACGAATTAATTCGCCGTGGAAATCGATGGTAGGAAATGCAGTATCCTCAGCTATGCCAGAAACCACGCGCAAATCTTTCGCCGACCATCCAGCAGCTTTCAAGATGTTTGAAATAATCTTGAATGCTGCGAGAATGATCATTGCAGCCATGCGCTTGTCGAACTTTTCATAGTCGCCAGCCACAATTCTGTCCAAACCGAACTTTGTGATGTGTTTGTATATCTCGTGCCACTCAATAGATTGAGCAATTGTACCAGGACCAGATTCAAAAAGAAATCTGTTTTTCTGTACTAACCTTATAAAAGATAATAAATACATGCGCACCACAAGAGACCAGGGTAGTGGAGCACCACAAAATACGCGAACTTTACCTTCGGCAATCTTCTTCAGTGTCATAGGTTCATCTTTCAATGATCCAGTAAACACAGGACAATAAATCCTCGAGTTTTCATATTGCACGATGATAAAATCCATCTCAGCTTCAATTTCGGGGGTGACTTTTACAGGATGTTGATGAACATCATCCTCGGGAAGTGCCTCTAGGAAAAATTTCTTAGATTTACGAAAAGGGAAGCCAGCGCTTGTATTGCGTGGAATCTTATCCACATATGCTAGCCCAGGGCAACCATTGATGGCCGTCTTCAAATCATACACTTTCAATTCAGCCAAATCATCTTTAGATAGTTTGGTTAGAATATCATTAGTATATTCTTCAACACAGTGATCCACTAAAGTTGAATCCATATGAGACACAGGACGTGTCATATCTAACAAAGCTTTTCGCCAAGGAATATAAGAATTCATGACTGGTGCTCCAGTATTGCACACATATCCATCTCTAATTGCAAGTTTGTGCATCAATGTGGGACGCACACGAGATTTTAATTTCCCACGAAAACCTGCTAATGATCCATATACTTCAGCAGTTCCCTGCTGAATATATCTACATGTCGCCTTCCGATTTAAGTCAACTAGATCCATCTTATAATCTCCGACCTGAAGGCTAGGACGACTATCGCCAAATTCCTCAGAAACCAGAGGAGAGACAAACTCATAAGTGAGAGCGATCGCTACGCACTTTTGTGTACCACCGAGAACATGCATACCTAGAATCATGGGTCCCATTGCAGTTTTAGAAACTAGCAACGATCCACAAAATCCCTTTTCTGTAGGTTCATCAGTGGTGCACGACCAACAAGGAGTTGCAATGTGCACGTTCCTACTTTCTTCAACATATTGAAAGTCAGGTACAAGTGTAGGTGCATAGATGTTTCGGCGAACAAGATCACCGCTACTATCTTTTCCTACATACTCCCCATCAAATCGTCCTTTAAAAGATTCCTTTGAAAATAATTCAACTAAATCTTTCTTAGGTGGGATCGAGGGTAAGTACACAAGAGCGACATCCTTTTGGGGGAAACGACGTATTTGGTTAGGCGTCACCAACATGGTAAAGTTAGTCGTTATTCCATCTTTGCTGTTCTGAAATTTGATTTCCAGTTCAAAACAATCATGAGGCAAACCATGATTGTTAAAGATGTAAGAATGACCCTTCACGCAAAAAGTTCTTCCAAAGCTAGACCGAATTTCGTCTCCATCTCTAACCCGCACAGTGTAATATGCGCAATTTGTAGATACAAATTTAGAAAATTCGTCTAATGTCCAACTAGATTTTGCTAGCATAGATTGACTAACATCAAATGTTGTACACTCAAATGCGTCTTTATACCACACATTCTCTTCCTTATCATTTGCACTGGGGGGGGCAACACCACGTTCCGCACAAGCACCTTGTGTATCTAGACCGCGTACATCACACTTTTCACATGGACACTCGTCTTCGTCAAAATAATCAGCGTATTCACTGTCTGAGTCATAATACTCTTTATAACATGAGTATTTCTTCTCACAAGACACGCCGGCTACATGGGATTCCTTACACAACCAGCAATCGATCGTAGGGACAATGTGTTTAGCATGTGACACAACACAAGGATTGCAAGGTAGTGTTTTGCGTTTAGCACACTGAATACAGTTAGGTGTTAATGGGTGTTTGCACACCGTCCCACCTGCGTACTCTTGGCAGCACGCCCAACACATATACTTGC